CAGGATTTTCCTTAAGAAAATTTTGAAAATCCTGTTCACTAAAAAGAACTTTAAACACATGGCCAGTAAGATGGTCTTTTACACACCAAGTTTTCATAATACCTCAGGGACTTAATCGTGCTTTATGAAGACGCTTTTCCTCATAATAACCAAAGATTTCCGGAACCCATTCTCTCATTACTGACACCATTCCTTCACTTAATGCTTGGATTTCTACTTGAGCGTCTAACTTTGCTCTTAAGTCCAGAAAGTGTAGGGCAGAACGAAGAGAGAATGTAACCACAAAGTTCTGGCGAATATTTTGAGGAAGATAGTCTCTCAAATGTTCTTCTGCCATACCCCGAGTATTATAACCCTCCGCAAACCTCTCAGATGCCGCCAGACAGAACTTTAACTGCCTTTCGTAGTCATTCCTTGTCCATTCATACTTGTGCCCTTTACGGTCAAGGTAGAGACCTTCTGGACGCACATAGAAAACATCTTCGGGTTTAAGTTCTCCGGTCACAACCTTTAGTACACGACGACCAGTATAACGCTGAGACTGAACATCAAAAGAAACTCCAACACGATGAGTTCTTGCCTGTACCATTACATTATGAACAAACCCAACGCAGTCTAAAGTAATCGCAGGATGCTCTAATGGGCCCCAGTGCCCCCTTTCGTTTGCAAGTAGTTGCTCTACCGCCCACTCACCACATTCCTTCTCATTTGGAGGAAACTTGGTGTGAATTGGTTCTTCACTATAATCATTTTTACCTGCTTGCCATACAAGAGTTTGTGGAAGTTGTGTCTGCCGGATCATCACCACCTGCATACGGTGATCCAGTTCCAAAAGGTCTTTTGCTTTAATTGGTTTCATTAATTTAGTGCCTCCCAAGTATTCTTTTCTTCTTTGCGAAGTTTTTTCAATTCCTTATACATTTCTTTGATTTCTTGATATGCTTGTTCTGGAGTAATTTTATCTGCAAGTTCAAGACCTGCTATGAGAGCACACTTATCTCCGAATCTTGCCAATGCTCTTTCATAAGGCGTAATATCTTCATACATCTTCTTCGTCTCCAGTATAGTATTCGTCCACATCATCTAGATATGGAACAACATTTTGATAGGAAACTTCAGGAAAATCATTAAGTTCTTCTTTTAAAGATTGAACTAAAAAATCCATATTTCTTACTATCAGTTTTAATCGTTCTGCATTCATTTTTTATAAGGTATATTTTTCATTCTACATAAAAAAGAAAGAGATGTCAATACCTCTTTATCGTTGAATGTAATTCAGTTTATATTCAATTGGTCTAAGTTGCTCTATTATTACATCACATCCAATCTTTGGATTTGCCAATCCACAAGTAAAAATATCTGCTGATGCCTTATGTTCCTCGGGCCAGGTATGAATACTAATATGACTTTCGGAAAGTAAGCAAATAATAGTAACACCTTGAGGATCAAACTTATGAAAAACCGTTTTTAGTACTGTTGCACCAGAAACAACAGCCGCGTTTTCCATCAAATCAATAAGAAAGTGTTCGTCATTCAAAAGAATAGACGAACACCCATAAAGATTTAGTAAAAAATGCTTACCCATTTATTCAATTGGATTATCGTAATATTCATTTAAAAGTTCCGACACAACTTTTTCTGTCCCATCAATTTTATTCACTTCATATAAAGAAGATTTCATATATTTTTTAATTTTTTTATATTTCTTTAGTAGTTTATCAACTTCATTAGAATTGATTTCTACTTTTAACTTATTATTAAATCCTTCACTCATTTTTTTCTCTTTCCATCAGGTGGTTTATATCCCCATACTTTGGGAGAAACTCTTCCATATCCAAAGTCAATTTTTTGAACTGATCCAGGGCCAAATTTATCATAGTACAAATCAAATATCTTCACTCTTCTACCACGGCATAAGTCCATGTAAGTTTGATTTTCTATACGATAAAAAATTAAATAAGCATCATTGGGCAAAGAAGGATCTTTTACTTGATCAAGAGTAGCTCGTTCAAAAAGAATTTCACAACCGTAGCGGGAAGAAGTTTCTTTTTTTTCTTCAGGTGTCCATTGTGTCATTTCCTTCTCCGCTACTGCAGTTTTACTCACGAACGACCACCCCATTGAATATCAGGATATGCTTCTTTTACATTATCCCATGTTATTCTATATTTATCTGTAAGTTTTTTATCTTTCACAAGACACATAAGTTCTGCCTCAAGTGGATGAAGACCTGAGAGCATATTAATAAACATAGTTTCTTTACGAATTTGAGAAATATTATTATTTCCATTCTTACAATAAATATAAAAATTTTGATATTCATTGCGAATAGAAGTTTTATTCTTCTCTTCAGCAAATTCTTCAGTTCCAAAATATCCAGAAGTTTTTAATCCATTATTTTTTGCCTTGCTGTCAATAAGGTCAGTAAGATTTCCACCTAGAGAAGTTTGTCCATCAACATCTGCATAAGGAACAGATCCTTCTGGAAGAACACTAATCACACTTTCGTCAAAATTCATAACCATAAGAGTCACAAGAGCATCATTACGATACTCTTGAAGTACTTCCACTTTTTTTAAATTACTTCTTTGCTTTGATGCCAATTCCAAGATCTCATGTTGAAATGGATTTGGTTGAAGTTTAGGTAATGGTTTTTCAGTTTTTGTTACAGGCATAATTTTTAATATAATTCAGTTTATTATAACATGATCTTAAATATTTATCAATCCTCCTCAAGTTCATCTTCTTCCTCATTATCAAAAAATCCTTCTTCAAATCTAACTGCAAGAACCTCATCAGGAATTATATTTCCGTTGTTATCAAAAAATTCTGGATGAATATTACGAATACCATAAATTCTTTCCACTTGATATTGTTTAAATATCCAACCTCCGATTAATCCAATCATTAGAAACATTACACAAAAAAGAGTTGTGAATGTAAGAACAACTGCTAATTCCATTGGTATTCTCCGTGAGAGTTACTTTTTTTTTATATCTAAAAAGAATTCAAATTGAAAATGTATCTCTCGGTGAAAGAGAGACAACATCTTACCAAAACAAATTTTAAATGTTTTTGGTTCTGATGGTTTCTCCCTCCTACTACTATTTCTTAACATCAACTCAAACCCCTTATTAATATTGAGGTTCTTGATGTTATTTAGTTTGCTTTTTTCGTCGTCCTGGTTTTTTGTCATTACTATACTTCCAAGCATCTTCTAGTATGCTATACAAATAATTTCGTATCTTTCTTGCCTGAGGTTTTGGAATGTGACCATATCCTTCACGAAGTTGTTTATGAATATTATCATCACCACCTTCAAGATAGTCATCAAGATCCATTACAAGATTGCTCAGTTCATTTGCGGTTGAACTTTCAATAAACATTCCCACTTCTCTTCTCAGAACTCCTTTAACTTTTAAATAATCATAAAATTTCAATACAAATTGACCCTTAAAAGAAAGGTCAATTGCTTTCTCTACATCATAGTAAACTTCATTAAAGGTAGATTCCATTAGACTAGATTCTGCTCCTTAAGGTACTTAACAGTATCTGTACATCCACCAAGATGTTCCGTATCATTCATAACTACTTGAGGAAAAGTAGATCCAGTCCCAAACTCAGCATAAAAATCTTCACGATTAAAATGTTTTCCAAGTGTATAAACAACATGCTCAAGATTTGATAACTCTAGCACTTGTTTTACTTTAGAGCAATGGCAACAACCGTCTTTTGAATAAACTGTGAATTTCATAATAGTACTATTAAAGGTATAAGAATTGTTAAAATTGAGATGATAATACCCACTGATACTTCTAACAGTGGGCGAATACTGTACGGGTGCATTAAATTACATTTTTTCTTGGGCGATATACTTGATATTCATTATCATTTATTTGTTTCTGCCATTCAATAATAGCACTTAATCTTTCAGTTGTAAAGAAAGTTTGATTTAAATACCAATCAGACCACATCTGATGACCTTTTGAATGATTACAAGAATGACAGGCACATAATACATTCGTAACTCTTTCACTTCCTCCTTTGGATGTTGGGGTAATGTGGTCTAGTGTGAGATTTTCTTC